CAGATACAGATGATCTGGTTGAGTTAGCTAAACTTGCGGGTTTAGACCCTAAACTCGCAATTCAGATTGAAATGGTAAAAGTTCCTGACGCAACTTTTGCAATAGGAAAATATCCAGTGACTCAAGAACAGTATCAAGCAGTAATAGAAACTAATCCTTCCCATTTTCAAGGCAATCCTCAGAATCCAGTGGAAAGTGTTAGTTATGGTGATGCTCAAGCTTTTTGTCAAAAATTAAGTCAAGTGACTGGTAAGAATTACCGTTTACCCACAGAATCAGAGTGGGAGTATGCCTGTCGGGCTGGCACAACTACTGACTATTATTTCGGTGATGATGCTAATCAGTTAGGAGATTACGCTTGGTATTACGGAAATTCTCAGAAGACAACTCATCCTGTGGGCCAGAAAAAGCCCAATGCTTGGGGACTCTATGACATGAGTGGCAATGTTTGGGAGTGGTGCGAGGACAATTGGCATGATAACTATATCGGAGCGCCAAAGGATGGCAGTGCTTGGCTAAAAAATGGTAATGATAATCGTTCCCCATTGCGGGGAGGTTCCTGGGGCAGCCTTCCACGTAACTGCCGTTCCGCAATTCGCTTCAACGACTACCGCCACATCCTCCGCAACCTCACTTTCGGTTTTCGGGTAGTTTGTAATAATTAATTACTAATCAGTTATTTATCAATTATCAGTAATCAAAAACAAAACACTTAGGAGTAAGAAATGACAATTAAAATTAAAATGGTAGAAATATCGGCAAGTCAAGTTCAAGTCAATAGTTTTGCGATTGGGAAATACCCAATAACTCAAGCGCAGTATGAAGCCGTTATGGGAACCAATCCATCTTATTTTCAAAGCAATCCTCAGAATCCAGTGGAAAGTGTTAGTTATGGCGATGTTCAAGCCTTTTGTCAAGAACTAAGTCAAGTAACTGGTAAGAATTACCGCTTACCCACAGAATTAGAGTGGGAGTATGCCTGTCGAGCAGGAACTATTACTAATTATTATTTCGGTAATGATTGTCATCAGTTAGAAGATTACGCTTGGTATTGCGGAAATTCTGAGGGTACAACTCATCCCGTAGGATCAAAGTTACCCAATGCCTGGGGATTGTACGATATGCACGGTAACGTCTGGGAATGGTGTATTGATAAGTGTCAGCGGGGCGGTTCCTGGAGCGACATTCCTTATTTCTGCCGTTCCGCAATTAGCGACGACTACGGCCATGGCGACAGCCTCAACACTCTCGGTTTTCGAGTAGTCTGTGATTAATCAATCAGTTATCAGTAAAAACTATTAGTAGTTAACTGTCATGACACAGCAACAAAACAATCAAAACGATTATTTAGGAGTAAAAATGAAGATTCGTATTGAAGGTATTTGTGGGTGCAGTAAAGTCGGTATAGTTATCGACTTAAAATATATACTGTACGTGGCTTATATTTATAAAGATGTATTGCCTTCGCGACAATTGGATACGGAAAAGCAGTACTATGTAGTTTTTGATCCCATTATTCAACTGCAGCCAATTATAACTACGCTTGAGTTATCACCTGAATTGCGTCAATGGAAAAGTTAATTTATCAGTTATCAGTTATTAGTTATCATCAACAAATAAACAGAGGTAATTATGTTTCACTTAAGCTTTGCAGAAAAAGATGAGAATGGCAATCCTAAGAATCAGACTTCTACTGTTGTCGCTATTATACGCGATAAGAAAGGAAAAACTAAAGAGTATTCCCACAATATAAATACAGAAGCTGATGTTACTGAAATTTTTGAATATTACAATCAACGAGACGATTTATTGTATTTTGAGGCTATAGACGTTAAAACTGGTCAAATCATTAAACTAAAGTGAGTAGTGATGATTAGATTTTAACTTGGATCGGAACCGCATCAAATAACAATTATTTAGGAGTAAAAAATGAAAGGTATTCGCATTGATGGTATATCTCCAAACGTAGGTAGAATTGCTCTTGTTGTTGATTCAAAACACATACTAACAGTTTTAACTGTTTACGAAGATATACTGCCTTGTCCATCGTTTAACATTCAGCAACAATACTATGTGATGTTTTATCCTGACTTAGATCTGCCGCCAATCATTACGGTGTCTGAGTTGTCACCAAGAATAAAAGAATGGATTAATGAGCAGCTTGACGGTTAAGGGCATGAACCTCTCGATATTCAGAGAACATTCACTATTTTATCCAAAAGGATCAAGGATGGATAATAAATGAAATTAATGCTTGAAGAAGAATGGGTATATTTGTTAACAACTGCATCAAAATTGTTTACTTAGTTTATTAATCAGTTACCAGTTATCAGTTAGTATCCTCAACCAAACCTAGTTGCGCTAATTAACAACCATGAATATTATTTCTACTGTCATTCTATCTATTGTGAGTATTGTAATATTGACAATACTTATACTAACTGTTACTTTGATTATGTTTTATACAATTGGTTTTTCTTCTGGATTTATTGAAGCTTTTGAAGATTTTATCAATACTCAAAAAAATAAATAATCATCATGGATACTGAAATGGAATTAATGCTTGAAGAAGAATGGGTATATCTGTTAGCAACTGCATCAAAATTGTTTACTTAGTTTATTAATCAGTTACCAGTAATCAGTTAGTAATTCCCAACCAAACAAAAAAAATGAACTCCCTACATAAACTAGGTAAATATCATAATCTAGAAAAGTTAAACAGCATAGCAACCGATCCTTGTTATACTGTCAAATTTCCCATAAGACATAATGATGTAGCCCCTTTATATGATGAGTACGATTACTTTTATACTTTATGGGCTACTCTGGGGGTAGAGTGGCACGTCGATGACATCGATAAGGACAGAAAATACTCAATTATTTTAGTTGTTCAAAGCGATAATTATGAGCTTTACGCATCTACAGTAAATAATAAAAAAATAGAAAAACTTTTAAAAACAAATCACAATACTAGCTTTAGGAGTATAGATGATCAAATATATTCTTTATTGACTTGCAGAAAAGACACTCAAAGACTAATAGTAAAATCAGGAGATATTTTACTATTAGATATATCTTATTATCACAAGCTAGAGAATACAAGAAAAACAAAAGACCCTTTTATTTTTATTAGCTTAGATATTGATTTTATTCCAAAAATCAAAGAGTCCGTTAAGGTTGTCAATTATTTTGTCCACGATTTTTGCAACTATTAATACCCATGACTAATACTACTGAGAACAGATATGCGCCCGATTGGGTCTCCCCACCAGGAGAAACCCTTGCTGACATCCTAAAAGAGAGAAAAATAACTAGAGGTGAATTTGCCCAGCGCATGGGGTTGCCAAAAAAGACTATCAATCAACTAATAAAAGGTAAAGTGGAAATTACCATTCGTATTGCCTACAAAATGGAATTAGCTTTAGGTGTACCTACTGCTCGTTTCTGGATAGATCGTGAAAGACTTTACCGAGAATCTCTAGCAAATCAAATCGATTAGGATATTTTTACGACTATTAACGAGGATTTATGAACTTATACCTAATTAAAGACTCAGTCACATCATTTAGTCTGCTTATCGCATCAAAATCCGAACCAGAGGCTATTTGGCATTGGTGTAATTATTTTAGTGGCAAAAATGACAACCCAGTCGAAATAGAACGCATTGATATTAGTACCTCTGGTATAGTTTGGTGTTATAGATGGACTAACGACTAATTATCTTTGTCGAAAATTTATCGTCATTCTGCAGATTAACAATAAAAACTATGGCGATCAAACAACCATAACTACAGACTTAAAGTTTATTCACAATGCCGTCGTGAGCTATGTCCAGTCAAACTTTTAGAGTAATGATTAAATTCTACTGGAATGATAAATTAATAACAGGACATACTTTATTATTAATAACCGAATGCAAAGGTTATGCTATATCACATTGGTACAGTCACCCTAATAAATTAGAGAAAATCAATGAGCCAAAAAATTCACTATCATGCACGCACAGAACATCAGATTCCACTGATGTCAAATAAGTTAACAGATACAGTCGGTAATTTAGTTTTTCCTTTTTCTGATAAAGAAGAGCAATTAGAATTTTTTGGTCAGATGCTTGAAGAGCTATTAACCATATCATCTGTAGCAAGATATACACCAGAAGGTACTGCATTAAATACAATTAAAGCTTTGTTGTCTAAGTTGGATTAATGCAAAATTAACAATCAGTTCTTGTAATTAATCAGGAGTAAACCAATGAACATTAAACCGCAACTTAAAGGCAGTATTCGATTATTTTTAGAAGGTTCAGAAGATGGACTCCAGCGCCTAGCAGATTTACATCAATCGGGGGAATTGCAAGCCCTTCTCAATAAACATAAATCAGACGATATACCCGAAATTGTCGTCACAAAAACAGAGTTCACTACAGATGTAAAAGTTAAAGTCGAGTTCACTACAGATGCAAAAGTTATTGAAAAAGCCGAATTAATTAAGGCAATTCGAGAAGGAACAATCGATAAGACAACTCTACAACAAGTTGATTTAAGTGGGGCTGACCTGATTAAGGTTGACCTGATTAAGGCTGATCTGAGTGGGGCGGACCTGAGAGAAGCTAAACTGAGTGGAGCTATTCTGAGAGGGGCTAAACTGAGTGAGACTAAACTGATTAAGGCTGATCTGAGTGGGGCAGATCTGAGTGAGGCTAACCTGTGGGGGGCTAAATTAAGAAGGGCTAACCTGAGTGGAGCTAAACTAATAAGAGCTGACCTGAGCGCGGCTGACCTGAGTTGGGCTAACCTGTATGGGGCTAAGTTGAGTGGAGCGGACCTGAGAAGGTCTAACCTGAGAAGGACTGACCTAAGTTGGGCTGACCTGAGTTGGGCTAAAATGATTGAGGCTAACCTGAGAAGAGCTGACCTGAGTTGGGCTAATCTAAGTGGGGCTAAGCTGATTAAGGCTATCCTAAGTGAAGCGGACCTGAGTGGGGCTATCCTGAGAGGGGCTAATCTGAGAGGGGCTATCCTTAGTGGGGCGGACCTGAGAGAAGCTAAACTGAGTGAAGCTATCCTGAGTGAAGCTGACCTGAGAGAAGCTGACCTGAGTGGGGCTAAACTGATTAAGGCTATCCTGAGTGATGCTATCCTGAGTGATGCTATTCTGAGTTGGGCTGATCTGAGTTGGGCTATCCTAAGTGGGGCGGACCTGAATGCAGCTATTCTGATTGAGGCTAACCTAAAAGGGGCTGACCTGAGTAAAGCTAACCTGAGAGGGGCTGACATTGAAGACACTATCTTTATCAATGCAACGGGGATCACCCTTGAACAAGAACAGGATTTAATTAGACAAGGAGTAGATTAATGACACATCAGAAAGAATTAATGAAAGATTAGAGTTTAGAGCGACAAGTTGAAGCTTTATCTATCGTGGCTCCTAATTTACGTTTTTTCATGAAATATAACCCAGAAGAGTTAATGGCATTAAGACAAAGTAACCAAGATGCTTTTGACCTTTTTGCATCAATAATGATGGATCAAGCAGATGAAATAAAAAAAAGGACAGTTGATAAATGCTAATGGTTTAATTTTAGTTATCAGTTATCAGTAAAAACTAGCACAATTAGGGAGTAAACAATGAACATTAACATTAATCCTCAATTCAAAGAGCGGCTGTATAAGCTTATGATTAGAAATAAATATCTCGAATTATCTCTTGAATCAAAAAATTGGATTGATGATTTATTAAAAAAATCTCAAACTAGCCAAGTAACTAATGAGATATTAATCTGGTGGTGGGAAGGAAATATAGAAAAAGAATACTTCTATTCGTATTTATCCAATGACAAGTGGAATCTTTCTTTTCTTAATCGGTTTAAATTTTGGGTTATGATTAATATTGTTATGCCTATATGTACAGGAGTTACTATTCCTTCTCCTCTTAGAAAAGACTTTGATCCTTTCAGAAAAGCTTTAACACTAGCGTCAATCTTTCTAGTAGAAAAAAGCTGGTATAAAGAAATAACCGACAATACAGCTAAAGAGTAAAACTGAGACTACATAAAGTAAAACAAACAAAAATAATCTAAAACAGGAGTAAACCAATGGATATTCGACGCGCAATATTGGTTAGAAAACAATACGATAGGCTGCCTATTGAAGCTAAACAATACGTTGACGCTTTAGTATTAGAAGCAAAACAGAATCCTAAGTCAAAATACTTAGAACACTTCTATAGAGACGCAATTAAATCCAATGTAATGGATACATACGTACAATTAAAATACAATGAGGCCAATGATGTCAAAAAAGATTGGATTTCGTTTGTAGCTTTTAAGGCTTGGTTATTTATTGTCACATTTTTAACAGGCGTTTCTACCCCGAAACAGTTAAAAAAAGATGCTAACTTATTTATGCTTTCTATAGCTATAGCCTCTAATTTTGTAGTAGAGGGGGACTATAAAAAAATATACGGAACGTCACATATCTGGGGACTAACTTACAAACCAAATACAACTAAGGAGTAAAAAATGATTAGTTACGGAGCTACAATAGAAATCAAAAGTGTTTATGATAATTTACCTAAATCAACAAAAGATTTTATCGCTGATTTAGTCAATGAAGCAAAACAAAAACCACAGTTTTCAGCATTACTTAAACATTGTTACAACCGCACTATTGCCAATGGGCTAGTTTATGCGTTCGGCATAGTAAAGGAAAATACTGTACTGTATTTTCGTGAAGTTCTCAAAAATCAACTATTGTTAACTATAGTAACATTGTTTCTAAGAGTCGATGTTCTTGACCAGCTTAGAAAGAATACTAATCTTTTTGCGGTAGCTATTGCAATAGCTTCAATTATATTTGTAGAAGGAGAGCTAGATGGTGTATACTTTCTCAGTCTAGAGTATTTTAATCTAGAAAATCCTAGGTGTGCACTAAAAGAGTAAACATAATTCAGAATACAGAACATCTCATACTAACTTACAATTCTAATGTACCTAGCTAAAACATTGCAGATATCCAGCATTATATGGCAGGCAACAGACTACCAGTTCTTATCATTATACAAACCTACCCCTGAGGAGGGAGGACGCTTTATCCAACTCTGGTTCGAGGATATGGAGCCCCACATTAACTATACGCGGTTACATGCTAGGATGAGTGGTGGTCAGGATAACTCTAATAAATACTACCTAACTAATGTGCTCGAGTTAGGTATAACCGCATGGGGGGCCGACTTCTATAACGATAAGAATTCAGTGGACCAATGGCGTATTCACTACTATAGCCCTACTATACGCCGCCTTGTTGAGAGCACCCCTCTACGTATGCCGGGGGGTAATCTACGCTATTATTGCCAGCTGGCTATGATAGCTAACTCTGAATCCGTTAAAGGAGTATGGGCCCGTCGCACTCAGCATTATCGACGCGATAGTTACCAGCGCCATAACCATGGTGAGTTCGGTATGACTAAGGAGGAGATGCAATTAGTAGTAGAGAATATAGAACCTATACTCGAGACAGGCCTGTTGATAAAGTGGGGCGATTACTATTATTGGCCCGGCGCACGAACACGACACTTATTGCTTAATAGCAATAAGGAGCTCCACATCATGGGCAGTGATGCTCTCGAGATAGGTAGACTTAAACAAGGGAGGAGACAAAATGCAGTATAACGCAATTGATGTCGTGAAGGCGTGGGCCTATCAGAATCTAGGCCTAGATTCCAATAATAAATTTATTGGAGTTCATGTCAATCGATCTAGTTACGTAGTAAGCAACAATACTAGAGAAGACCGTCCTGATGATAATGATGGCGATATGTACTTCCTATCATACATTCATGATAATGTAGATGTCTCTATCTTCCTAGCCACTAATGGAGATGTAATTGTCGCTCGTGATAAAATCGATGAAGAAGGTGACCCCTCTATATTAATCGGCAGTATAGACGATATTATAGATGGTAAGCCTCTCTTTCCTATAAGTCAAATTCTCAAAGATCACCATGACTCCAGAACAAATTCAGAGACTACGCGACAATAATTGGATCCTAGATGACCTCCAGGGCGTATCAGATAAAGAACTCGATTGGGTACAGAGCGTATTGGCCCTTCCAGAATACTACGAGGAGACTGGTAGAGAGTTAACCCAGAGCAATATAGACTGGATTAACACCCTCCTCCTCTCTAACTACGGCGAGGGCGTCGTTGATCCGCCTCCCGAGCAGCCCGAGCTGCCTCAGGAACAAACTTAGCCGCCTTGTTGATAACACGGGCCCTCTCCTGCTTAGATAGATTGCCGTGGCCCCGCAGTTTAAGGGCACTCAATGCGCTGCGCTTATC